AGATCCTGAATTTCAATGGCATTCGCTGTATGTAAATACAATATTTATGAGAGGTGAAGAACTTGACGAAGAAAATTACGAAGCCAACGGCGCGCCTGTAAGTATAAGAACTGACTATTCTTCAATTACATTTAACGTCGTTCCTGCAAACACAGTAAACGTTGCAGCAAACACCGGGCCGTTCTATACTATAGGGCTGTTTCCAACAGTAGACTCAGGTTCTAACGATCATTATGTAATCGTAGATGCAGTAAGACCGAATGATATTCGTATCCGTGCTGGCGGAATGGAAGATGATAGTGAGTCGAATTTAACAATAGGCGGAAATAACAGTTACTTTAGAGTTGAGTCCGGATTAAATCCCGACTTGCAAGTCACTGCAAATAACAATGTTTGGACATTTGGTGCGAATGGATCTATAATTTTTCCAGACGAAACCTTACAGAATACTGCCTGGTCTGGCGGAAGGGTAGTGCCAGTTCCATCAAGTAGTATTGGGGCATTAGGAGATAAGACTGGCGACATATCCTTTAGTTCTTCTTACATATATTATTGCACTGCGAACTATAATGGTTCTACTAATATCTGGAAAAGAACTGCTTGGTCACTAGACACTTGGTAAGGAAAATACATGGCCTTTGTAAATCACTTCTATAATGCGACTACACGGAAGTATGTTGCGCTATTCGGTACTATCTTTAATAAGATCTCGATCACTCGAGACGGCCTAGATGGTGTTGAAGCGCAGCGTATGGTAGTTCCAATTGCATACGGCCCGTTTCAAAAGTTTCTTGCTCGCATCACACAGGATCCAGAACTAACTCGTAAGACTGCTATCTCTCTACCTCGTATGTCTTTTGAAATCACAAATATGACATACGATGGAGCGAGAAAGATACCATCGAAGCAAAAGATTCAAAAGAACCTAGGTGAGACAGATAGTCAAAAATCATATGTGTGGACGGCGACACCATATAACCTCGACTTTTCTCTTTACATAATGACTAAGTATTCGGAAGATGCAACAAAGATCGTAGAGCAGATCATACCATTCTTTAAACCAGAGTGGACAGCTACGGTTAAGTTGATTAACGACCTCGATCCTATTGATATTCCTATCATTTTGAATGGAATTACAAACGAGGATCTATACGAAGGAAGCTTTGAGGAAAGAAGATCCGTCCTATGGACTCTTAACTTTACTATGAAAGGTTGGTACTTTGGCCCTGAAAGAGAAAAGAAGATCATAAAGTTCATAGACACAGATATCTGGACATCCATGGACGCATCGTCAGATCCTTCAGAAGGTGTTAACGTGTATCCAGGTCTAACCGCAAACAACGTGCCGACGACAGATCCTGACCTAACTATTCCATACGAAGAAATCCAGTTTGACGATGATTGGGGAATCATACGAGTCATAACAAGTAACCCAGAAGAAGAGTGAAAAATGAACAATGATAAAATTTCAGAGGTTCTTGGTCTTAGACCTTTAGAAGAAGCGAAATCGGAAGAACTTGTGGTTGTATACGAAGAAAAGGAAGCCATCACTGCTGTTGCAACAGTCGTAGAAGACGATGAAACGATTCGAGATATCGAACAGGTTCGCGGAAACATCAAGAACATTATAGAGCAAGGCGATGACGCATTAAAGGAAATGATTAGTCTTGCAAAACAATCTGAGTCTCCACGTGCGTTTGAAGTTGCGTCAACTCTTATGAAGACTCTCCTCGATGCTAACAAAGATTTCGTTGAAATCTCTACGAAGAAGAAGTACGCAATTGAAGAAAAGAATGGTCCTAAGGAAGCTGCTCAGACGAACGTAACGAATAACAATCTCATACTCTCAACAGCAGATCTTCTTAAGATGTTAAAGGGTGAATAATGGGTGACGGATATCTTGGTAATATACACTTAAAGAAAACTGGTGAACCAATCGAATGGACGCCGGAACTCATAAAGGAATACGTTAAGTGTTCTGAAGATCCAATATATTTCGCTAAGAAGTATATTAAGATCGTACACGTTGATCACGGTCTCATTCCTCTTGACATGTATGACTATCAGAAAGAGATAGTCGAAAAGATTACAAACAATCGTCGCCTTGCAGTTCTTACGGCTCGCCAGTCTGGTAAAACGACTACGGCCGTCGCAGTGATTCTACACTACATACTCTTTAACGAGTTTAAGACTGTCGCCATCCTTGCGAACAAGGGAGACGCAGCGAGGGAAGTTCTTGCTCGTATTAAACTTGCGTATGAAGCTCTACCTAAGTGGCTACAGCAGGGCATTGAAGAATGGAACAAAGGAAACATCGCTCTCGAGAACGGGTGTAACGTTTTGGCCGGAACAACGTCTTCTTCGGCTATTCGTGGTAAGACGGTGTCGTTCCTCTATCTAGACGAGGTAGCCTTCATCGAGGGATACGATGAATTCTTTGCATCGGTATATCCAACCATTTCATCAGGCGAGTCTACAAAGCTTCTAATGACCTCTACACCAAACGGATTGAACCACTTTTGGAAAACATGTAAAGGAGCCGAAGAAGGCACTAACGGTTACGAATACGTTAAAGTCATGTGGTATGACGTTCCTGGCCGTGATGAGAAATGGAGAAAAGAAACGATCGAGTCGCTCGATCACGACGAGGAAAAGTTCAATCAGGAATACTGCTGTCAGTTCCTCGGATCTTCTGGTACTCTCATATCGGGTTCAAAGCTCAAAGAACTGTCATACTCAACACCACTATACGCAAACGAAGGTCTTTCACAATACGAAAAGCCGGTCGGTAATCACGTGTATGCAATGACTGTTGACGTATCGAGAGGAAAGGGTCTAGACTATTCTACCTTTAGTGTGATAGATATAACTTCTATGCCATATAAACAGGTATGTACATTTAGAGATAACTTTGTATCGCCGATTGATTTCGCTTCGATAATATATAGAGTAGGTACTGCATATAATGGAGCTCTGATTCTAACTGAGATTAACGACATCGGAGCTCAAGTGTCTGATACTCTTATCATGGATTTTGGTTATGAAAACATGCTTTATACTGAGAACGCTGGAAGAGAAGGAAAGCGTATTTCAAATGGTTTCGGAAAGATAACCGATACAGGAATAAGAACCACAAAATCTGTGAAGGCCGTTGGGTGTTCTATGCTTAAGCTATTAATCGAACAGAACCAGTTGCTCATTAATGATTTTCAAACTATCCAAGAACTATCACGTTTTTCAAAAAAGGCGAACTCATACGAAGCAGAACCGGGATCTCACGACGATTTAGTTATGAACCTCGTATTATTTGCTTGGTTGACTAACCAGGCGTATTTCAAAGAGATTACTGACATTAATACGCTGCACAGATTAAGAGAGAAGACCGAAGAACAGATCGAAGATGATCTTCTTCCCTTTGGGTTTATTGATATAGGCGCCGACGACCTAAAACCTGGTTGGCAGCAGGCATCCGATAAATCAGACAACTGGATGATGTAAAATCTCGTTATTATAAATAAAGAAGAAAAGATTGAAACTTATCAAATAAATCTTACGAAAAAGGAGAAAAATATGGTTTTTTCTGTAAGCCCATCCGTCATTGTTAGAGAAGTGGACGCGACTGCCGTAATACCGGCCGTAGCTACACCTCCTGCTGCTATTGCCGGTGTGTTTCGCTGGGGACCAACCAACGAACGCATTCTAATCACATCAGAAGATGAACTTGCTTCACGTTTTGGAAAGCCGTTTGCTAACACAACATGGCAGAATCACGAGACATTCTTTACCGCAGCTGACTTTCTGTCATACTCGAACGCGTTATATGTTACTCGCGTAGTATCGGACAGTGCTGCAGCTGCTACAAGTACGTACTTCTCAGCAAAGCATGCAGGTGCACTCGGTAACTCTCTCGAGGTTGCGGTAGTATCTTCTGCTTCGTTTTCTGATACGCTTGCTGCGATTGGAGACGCGACCGGTATCTTTACTTTTAACTCTAACACAGTAAACCTATCTCTTGAAGACGAGATTACAACTGCGCTTCAAGTAGATGATATAGTTCGTATCGGCAATCCAACAATAGGTTATCAAGATCTAGTTGTCACCGAGTTCACAGACGACGAAGCAAACACCTCGCCGTTTACATATACGGTCGAATTTAAGAACAGATACACTCTAACAGAACAAGATATGGCATCTCTTAGCCTAGAAAGAAGATGGGGATATGGCGACCGCGTAGGTGCTGCCCCATCTAACAATACTCTAGTTCATATATCTGTTATTGATAAACTAGGAACAATCAGCGGCATTGTAGGAAGCGTTCTTGAACTATACGAAAACGTATCAGTTTCATCGTCTGCAAAACTTCCAGATGGAACAACAAACTACTACGTTGACGTAATTGCAAACCGTTCCGCATACATTAAAGCGATCGGGACTGACGCTGCGCTAGGCGATAACACGCCATCCGCTGCGCTCACAGGAACGTTTACATCCCCGATCTATGGAGCTCTAAGCGGTGGTTCTGACGGTGACGGCGAAGCTGCAATCCCTCTTGGAAAGATTGCTCTTGGATACGATCTCTATAAGGATCCTAACGAGGTTGACATCTCTGCGCTTCTAACCGGCAAGTCATCAAGTTCTAACCTTGCTAACTATCTAACACAGAACATAGCAGAGTCACGTAAAGACTGCGTTGTGTATGCGTCTCCGACGTATGCTAACGTTGTAACACCAGCAAATCCAACCGATAAGATGAACAACGCAATTGCATTTAGAAATAGCTGTACATCGTCATCCTATCTTGTGATTGACACTGGATACAAGTATCGTTACGATAAGTATAACGATGCATATCGTTGGGTTCCATTGAATGGCGATATTGCTGGCCTTGCGGCGCGCATCGAACCATGGGAGTCTCCAGCTGGATACAAGCGCGGTGTTATTAAGAACGTAGTTAAGCTAGCATTCAATCCAAATAAATCACAGAGAGATCAACTATACGGTAGCGACATTAACCCAGTCATCTCGCAAGTTGGTCAGGGTGTTCTTCTGTTTGGTGATAAGACTGCTCTTGGGACTGCAACAGGAAGCGCGTTTACTCGCATTAACGTTCGCAGACTCTTCATCACTGTTGAGAAAGCAATCGCGACTGTGGCTGCTTCGTTCCTCTTTGACTTCAACGACGAGTTCACTCAGACACAGTTCAAGAACTTGGTCGAGCCATTCCTTCGTGACATTCAAGGAAGAAGAGGTATCATAGACTTTAGAGTTGTTTCTGATGCTACAGTAAACACACCAGACGTAATCGACCGTAACATCTTTAGAGGCAACATCTTCATTAAGCCAGCGCGTTCAATCAACGTGATCGAGCTTACATTCGTTGCGACTAGAATTCGATGAAATCGTTGGTCAGCCACTCTAATAAATAAAGAAAAAGGAGTATAAACATGGCCTTCAATATAAACGAATTCAAATCACAACTAGTAGGAGGAGGAGCGAGACCATCGCTCTTCCAAGTCCAAATTACAAACCCAATCAATGCTATCGCCGACTTTAAAGTTCCTTTCATGGTAAGAGCAGCTGCTCTTCCTGAGTCAACTACAGGATCATATCAGATACCATACTTTGGACGTTTCATAAAGTATGCTGGCGATAGAACGTTTGCCGATTGGAC